TTCGTTATCTACTTCCAAAGACCGATTTTTTACTGTTTAAAAAGCAATTATTGCATATTTTTGACCGATATGAAAAGCAGAATTCAAATTTGAAGTTGAATGATCTTTTTGAATATATGGGATTTCCGAGTAACTGGAAAGAGATAACAAAATTTCGCAAAATATAAGTGGAGATATTAGCAAAAATATTTCCACTTATATTTAAAGCTATTCTATTTTCTGTGACTTCTTCGCACTATTCAATCCATCCACCCAATTACACAAAATCACAATCGTCTCATAATTTACATTGATATATGTACGCCACCTTTTCTTCCGCCAAGAACGTCTTTTCCTTTCAGATCATCCCATGAAAAATCCGGCATTTCTTCACGTGCGACCAGAAAGTTTCCGGCGCGCTGCGTAAGCTGCGCGAAGTTTTTGATGACATCATTTGCACCCTCCTGGTAAGTATAAATCGAAGATTCACTTCCCATAAAGCCAATATCTGCCTCACCGGAGAGGACGGCGGTCATAACTTTATCCGCCCCAAACGGAGTCAACCAGTTAGTACAAGACGCTATAAGAAATCAACAGAGTCAACGGTATGATCAGTATTCAGGTGAATCTCCCGGATAATGGAGTGCCAGAAAGCTCTGCGGTTTTCTTGGGTTAAATTGTAGTACATTGTTCTAAAGTCTGTATTCAGCAGCTCTTCCAGATAAGCATAATCAGGTTCTAATTCCGGAGCCGCATTTAACAATTCATTCAGTTCGTTTTCAATCCGATCATATTCTTTGCTGTAATAATCCCATTCGATTCTTCCTTTCTGGAAGAGAAGATTTAATCGTTCTAATTCTTTCTGGAGCTTTTCCGGAGTCTGAACTTTCTTCTTTTTTTCTTGTTCCTTTTCAATTTTTTCACATTTTATTTTAAATTTATTGTATTCGTATTCCAGATGATCAATCAGGTATCGTTCTATAAGATTCTGACTAACCATATGTCTGTAAGAACATTTATGATCAATAAAAGCTTTGTTGCATCGGTAATAGCAGTATACTTTTTTGGCACCGGTTTTCCTGTTGATAATGGACGAACCGCCTCTTGCGCTAAGCCTGCGTCCACAGATCGGACAATTTATCATGCCGCTGAAAAGATAAATCCGGCCAGAAGGAGCACGCTTAACATTTGCGTTCTGTATTTCCTGCAGATTATTCCATTCGGATTCTGTCAGGTAAGCAGGACAGTATGGAATTCCGCGATAGGTTCCTTTGTAAAATTCACTCGACAGCAGTGTTCGCATATTCGCCCATGTAAAATCCGGATCATAATTTTCCTGAATATAGCGCATGGAAAGCCCTTTTGCATGGTGCTTAAAGAAAAAACGATAAAAAGCATTTACAGTGTCTTCTCGATCAGGATCTTTTACCATGCGTTTTACGCCGTCAATGATTCCAGATTTGTAGCCGTACCCCATATTCACATCGCCGAAGATCAGCTTTCCCTGACGGATAGATGCTTCATTTACGAATTTGATACGTTCGCTGGTGGTATCGACCTCATTCTGACCGATAGACAGGACTACATTCAGCTGCAACCGTCCGTCTCTGGTTTCCATATTGATTCCGGGTTCACTGGTGCTGATCCAATGGACGTTATTATCGTCCAAGACTTCCTGTACCTTGTAAAAATCAGACAGGTTACGGAACCATCTGTCAATCCGCCAGAAGATGATCACATCAATTTTTCCGGCTTTTACATCTTCGAGGAGTGAATGGATAGCTTTTCTCTTTTTTAATTCTTTACGGGCAGTTTTACCCTCGTCAGCATAAACTCCAGCAACGGTCATATTATGTTCTTTGGCGTAATTGGTCAGGTACTGCTTTTGTGCTTCCAGGGATTTACCGTGCATCATCTGTTCAGCGGTAGACACACGGATGTAAATGGCGCAGCGTTCAATTTTACTTGGCATATTATATCACCTTTCTCTTCAATATACGTAAAAATGAGTATAAAAATAACAGCCAGAGAACTTTTGTTCTCTTGCGCGGCTGCTCCGAAGATGATACACTATATTTTGAACGTACTGGTGTATCCTTCGGGGCATTAGTCTTGAGCCGTTCCTGTTGGCGCAGGAGCGGTTTTATTTTGAAAAAATGTTTATATAACGTAAAAGACCTCGCATTTCTACGAGGTCTTTCAATAAATACGGCTCGCCAGATGACTGGGAGCATTGTCTTGTATACTGCCGGTTAACGGCTTTGTTTTAGCTTATTTATTATATACCTCATTATATGAAAATGTCAATAAAATATGTTGATTTTTAAAATTTTCTATTTGTAAAGTTAGAAATAATTTCCTGATCTATGCGATCAAGCTTTTCGTTGGAAAGCTTTACATTGCTTAAAATATCGAAATTAGTTTTCGGATCATAAATTCGTATTTTGCTGATGGTTGTGATTTGTCCAACTAAAGCAATACTACCAAGTTTTGCTTTATTGATTTCGTTTCTCATTCTTTTTAATAACAATAAATCCCTTGCACAATCCTCTAAATCCTTTTGGAATTTATGCATGTCTTCTGGATGAGTTTTGTAAGTGGCGTCAACTTCTTTCTTGAGGTCAAAGACTTTCTTTTCCAGAGGTCTTTGAATATAAGTAATTTTGGAAACTAACCCTGTGTATAGTTCGTTACCTAAATAGATACAACCTTTATGAAGATGATCTACATCAGATTTCTTCTTAACAGAGGTAAGCGGAACAACAGTTATTACAGGGGAGTTCTTTGAATTATTTTTTTCGACAACAACGCAATAGTGCAACCCACCTTCTTCGCTACCAATATTATAACCAAGATGGACTTTTATGATTTCACCTCGTTTGTATCTTCTTAAACTGGATGGGGAAAAACGAGATTCAAAATCGAGAAAAGTAGACCAATCTTCAAGCCAATAACTTAATTTGTCAGCTTTTCCACGGGTTTTAGAATCTGGACTATTGATCAAAGAGTCGATATAGTGTTCCATTTTTGCCAAAGCCTTTTCTTTATGTCGTTTAAGCTCTTCTTTTGTTAAATTACGTCCCATATATTCACCTCATTTCTTTTGGAAACAAAAATGTAATTGTTTATATAGTTACGATTAGTTCTCTTGCGCGGCTGCTCCGGAGATGATACAATATTATTTGGAATTGGGTATCTCTTCGGAGAACTTAATAGAAACATATTGGAGTATGTTTCATCGCTCGACCGTTCCTGTTGGCGCAGGAGCGGTTCTTTTATTTATATTATTCTGTCTGATCAAGGGTTATAGTTTTTGTTATTCCGGAAACTGTTACCTGATAGGTAATCTGCTTGCTTGAATCGGAATAAGAAAACTCTTTTGTATCGTCCAGAGAGGCGAGAAGAGCGGAATCGGTTGCTTCTTTGTCTCTGGTAGATGTCCAAGTATATTCTTCAGAATATTCTGTAGGAGCAGTATAGGTTCCAACCCAGTAAACAGCAGTTGTATTCCCCTCATCCATAATCCAGTTTATTGTGATGGTATCCTCAGTAATATCTGCCTGCATCCAAGTACCGTCATCATCTTTGTACTCCCATTTTCCAGTTAGCACGACAGGTTCTTTGACTTCTTCCTTTGCTTCCTCTTTTGGAGTTTCGGCAGATGCTTCTGTCTTCTTGGATGATTCTTTTGTTCCTTTTGATGAATCGGAGCTATTGCCACAGGCTGTAAATGACAGTGCCATGCTTCCAATCAGAACCAATGCTACAAGTTTCTTTTTCATAATTTTTCCTCCTCATATAAAGTGTTTCTATATAATCGCATATGCGGTTATACCAATTTCATCACCGATAACTGTGGTATAAAATACACCACATAATTATCCACCTGTTTACAGATTCCGTATTTATTCCGGTAACATTCAATGCAATCCTCAAGATATTCTTCCGTCACTTCCAAGTATTCCGCAATCTCATATTTATCCTGACATCCATGCTCGTAGGCATTTACAAGTCCGATCAGCCCGATCAGGCGGTTATACCCATGCAGTCGAGCCTGACGTTCCTGTTTCCGGTTGACAGCAGATGTCATATCGAGGATATTTCCGACAGATGTTTCGTGGTGTCCGAGTTCTTCAGCTAAAGCACAGGTCTTTTCCGGAATGGTCATGTCTTCTCGGATAGCAATAACACCATCACAATACAGTCCCTTTATGTTATTGCTTTCAAAACGGTAATTTAAAACATCGACATCATCTTGATAAGCTACATCTTCTAATTTTTCAAATTTATTCACGTTAGCACCTCAATGTTTCCAATGCCATTATTATTTTCTTCTATTTCTCACAAAATCAGCAAAATTTTTGATTTCTTCCATTTCTGCTTCTGTATATTCTTCCCCGTCAAAGTGGGCGGCGAGGGTGGTTGGCTCAGAAGGCTCTGCATATCCGAAAGTGCTTAAAACGTCAGATATACCATAAGCTTTGCACATTATAAGTAAAGCATCTGGCGTTGGTTGACTATTTCCACTTTCCCAACTATAAATAGTTTTTTCGGATGCTTTAAAACCTTTAGAAATTAACAAATCAGAAATATCCTTTACTGATTTCCCGGATTCAAGTCTACATTTTTTTAATATTTCACCAATGGAACTTTTCATATTTTTCCCTCCGATTTGCTTCTTATTTATTTCTGTATCTTGAATATAACACTGAGAATTTAACGTGTCAATAAAATTTCTAAGAAAATCAGAAAAAGGTATTGACATTCTGAGAAATTGAGAATATCATACAATCAAGTTCTAAGAAACTTAGAAAGAGGTGAAAAAATGGACGGAGCAACAAAACAAATTTCTGAGTATATCAGAAAAAAAGGATTTAATCTTTCGGAAATTTCAAGGAAGACAGGAGTACCTTACATGGCGTTATATGACAGCGTTGCAAATGAAAAAAGAGATCGAGATTTGCGGGTAGATGAGTTTTTGGCACTATGTAAGCACTTAGAGCTGGATCCAATTATATTTTGTCCAACTGATACGGAAAGAGGTGATTAGATGGAACAGGTGAAAAAAGAAATAGAAAAAATGAAAGATCAGATAAAGACGTTAAAAACATCTTTACTGATCTTAAGCATTACATTTTTGGTTGTGTCTATTTGCTGGTGGATTCGTTATTTTCAGGTTCAGCAATCTCTTTCTGATATTGTTCAATGTTTGAAAGATGTGAATTTATTTCATCGACTGATTCTTGCAATTTATCGAGTTTCTCGACCGTTGTAGCGTCAGGTGCTTCCGTGTTTTCTAAAATTTCTGAAAGTATTTTAATTTCGGTGCGTTGTAAAGCAAGCTGTTCCTGTTCTGTTGTCGAAGGTCGTAGAGAGATAACCAGAGCAATGATGGCAAGGACTGTGTTAAGCAGACTTAAAAATCTATCAAAAGTTATTTTTGAATGCTTAGAGTCAATAGGAAAAGTATCAGTTGCATTATCGAAGTCGGAAATGATGGAGTTATCAATTATTACATATTCAGCATCAGAAGTAGATTCTGGTTGAACTTCAGTTTTGATAGCCAGTATTTCTTTGACAGCATTCTTCCCAGCAGAAATTGTAGTGGAAGAGACTGATGAACCAATGGATGAAATCAGTGAGTCTAATGCTTTTTGAAGTTCAGGGGTGATTGTAATGTCAGAAGCCAACTGTGATATAGCAGATAAAGAGGACTGAAAAATATCCAATGAATTTTTCAGGGAATTTGCGCCGAGGCTTTGCAATTGGGCAGCGGCAAATTCGGATACTAATTTGGATAATGCAGAATCTAAACCAGATAACTTTAGGTAAGAATCGGCTAGAGAAGTATTACTCATGATAAACCCTTCTTTCGTAATTTATGAAAGAATTTTATCATATCGGTAAATAAAGTTCAATATTTGCAACAAATGAAGAGGGAGCGCAGATTACTTCGGCGTAACCGTGGATTATTTTCTGGAAAAGTAAGGAGGGGTGAAATGGAACGTCTAAGTGGACCGACAGAAGTAAGAGTAATCAATGTGATTGAAGTAAAAGCAAAGAAAGGTCTTGGAATAGAAAAAGACCCAGTACGTGAAATAACACAGTACTGGGATATGGATGGGAATCTATTGGCTGAGAGAGACAATGATCCGCAATTGTTACTTGATCAAATTGAATGGGAGTCGAACCGGTTAAAAAACATTATTGAGAATTTTTTAAGAAGTCAAAAGCTTCAGCAAAAGTAAGTTCATATTCGATATAAGCAACAGTAGCATTTATAAAACGTTTTAAATCTTGAAGATTGTAAATTGCGTGTTTGCGAATATAGTGGGTCTCATCATTACCTATCCAAGAGGAAGCTTTAGCTAATGTTTTAATTTTGGAATTATCAATGTAATCATTGATGCACTTGCTTAAAAAAGAGGATTCTATTTCAGCTTTTTTATCAGGATGTTGTGATATGGCATAGTCTTTTATAAGAAATTCAAGTGCTTTTCTATAGCCAATGCCACAAAGTTCGGATAATCCAGCATTTTCAGCTTCCTCAGCTTGGTGATAAATATTTACGAACTTTGGAGAAAGCTCAGAAAGTTTATCAGAAAAAGAAGTCAAGCTATTTGGAATGGGATATTGAACTGCAATGTGTCCGATGTTTTTGGTAGATTCGATATCATCAAAGAAGCTATAAATCGTAAAGAAAGCATTTTCACATGCAGGGCAGAAAAATAAGCTATACAGGCGCATAGTCTTGAACTTGTCTTGGAAAAAACCAGAAAAACTAGGAGCAGATGCGTAAGCTGTAGAGCAGCATGGACATGTAGAAGGCAGTTCTATGTCAAAATCTTGACTGCCACCAAATGGATTTGGGTTTAAATCATAGGCAGTAATGCAGGTAACCATAAAATCAATCCTTTCATTATTTGATAGAAAAATTATACCAGATAATAGTAGGACAAATCAACAAGTACAACCAGCACCGCATAAACTTCAATAGAAAGTAGGTGGTAAGCATGAAACCCGATATCGAAAAAATCATACAGGTGATGATTTCTTTATTGGAAGAACAGGAAAAAGTGAAAATTACATATACCATTGAGAAAACCGCGTAAGCGGTACCAGTTGGACAAGTAAAGGAGGGATAAGAGATGTTTTACAAGATCGCAAAGGCACTCAGCGTAACGGCAAGCATTACCGGAATCTTGATGATGGCTGGTGCGTGCTCAGTGAAAAGTCGGGAGCTGTTTTATTTATATGCAGCACTTGGAATCACAACATTTACTACCGGAGCATTTGCACTGGAATATTTCCGGATACGGGAATGGCAGTACCGGAAAAGGAAAATAAGGGAGGCGAGGGAGCATGCCAGAAGAGAAGCAGCGTAAAAGGCGGATCAGAGTAGAGAAGCTGGATGAATGGATTGAGACTCTGAAATCAATAGAAAGAGTCAATCGTGAATCCGAATATTTCAAACAGAGTGCGATCCCATATTTAGAACAATATGTAGACAGCCTGAAAGAAGCAGGCAGAAAAACAGTAGTATTGGAGGACAAGCAGTGAAAACAGTAAAAGTAACACCGGATAACATCATTTCGATAATCGATGTGGATTTTGACGATTTCCACGATCTGCAGAAAGCAGTCGGCGGGCATTTTGAAACTGTAAGCACAAAAACCTTGTATGAGACGTTTAAAATGCCAATGATCATGCTGGTGGATGAGGATGGAATAATGAAGCAGAAAGAAGTCAACCGCCTTGGAAGCTATTTTTATGATGCAGACAGGCACGGATGGCCAATCTTAGGAGATATTGTATTTGCAATTGCAGCCGGAGAAGATATTGAAGCACCGGATGATGCGGAAGCTCTGATGGTATTCCTGAAAATGAATTTTTCGTACTTAAAAGAAGAATAAAAAACGCTTGCGAAAAGAAATATCGCAAGCGCCGCAACCATAAAGGTACACGAATAAACTAAGCACTTATAGTGTACCTTTTAGCGGCGGGAAAGTCAAGTATTTACAGGGCAACCGCCCTTTTTAATAACTTGATAAGACTATTAATTTTATGAGGACACGCTATGAGAATCAGACGAGTGACATATGATTTGGGAAACGTAATAGAGAGGCAGGAATATCTGGACGGAAGGTATGGAGCACCGGGAGAGAAGAGAGCCAAAAAGAAGAAAGCTACACCGGAGGAAGTGGAGCAGGTAAACCAATGGACCAGGGAGAGGAAGGCACGTCACAGACTCCGGATGTATTTCAAAGTGAATGATTACTTCTTCACTCTCACATATCCGAAAGAAGAACGTCCGGCGGACATGAAGCAAGCGGTAAAAGATTTTGAAGATTTTTATAAATATTGCAAGAAAGAATACCGGAAACGTGGCGAGGAACTCCGGTGGCTCCGGAATATTGAATGCACGCCGTCTGGCAACTGGCATGTTCATGTAGTTCTGAACCGAATCCAGGATACCGATCTGATCATAGCTGCAGCCTGGAAGCATGGGAAGGTTCGGAATAAGCAGTTGCTATACGAAAAAGGAGAGTTCCGGAAACTTGCCCAGTACATCACAAAAAATGAGAAAACACAGAAAAAATATGTGGAGGACGGTGTTCTGGATCACAAGATCAAAGAAGCGAGTTTTTCAAGATCCAGAAATATGCCGCTTCCGGAACCGGAGACGGATATTATGTACCGGTGGCAAAAAGAACCGAGACCGAAAAAAGGATACTACATAGTAAAGGACACCTATTTTGAAGGAATCAACAAAGCAACCGGATTTCCATATCGGCATTATGAAATGATCCGGATAAGGAGGACGGAAGATGAAGATAGAACTGTTCACGGAAGTAAACTTCCGGGGACTAACCGCAAAAAACGGAAAGTGCATCGCTCTGGTAGAATGCGAGACTAAGAAAGGACCGGCGGTCAAAGCACAGATCGAGACCGAACAGAATACGACCTACCACAGAATGAGCATGATTGCGATCCTTGTCGGTCTAAGGATGCTCCGACCGTGTGAAGTAACCGTCTACACGCCGGATCAGTTCCTGGTCACAACCATAAACGAAGGAAATATGGACAAATGGAAACGGGAAGAGTGGCGCAGACCACATGGAAAAGAGATCAAGAACAAAGAGCTCTGGCAGGAGCTGTCGGAGCAGATGGAAAAACATCGTGTAAGCTTAGAGTTTTCTGAGTCTACGCGGTATTCCGATAGACTACAGTCTAAAATGCGGGAAAAGGAAGAAAACAATGAAATATAGACAATGGAAAAAGAATTACAAGAAAAAGTATGGAGCAAATCCTCCGTTCGAGCTGGATAAACGAAAACAACGGCGGTATGCAAGGAAAATGGCGAGGCAGATAAATATAACATTGCCGACAATGATGGAGACGTTAACAAAAGAGATTGACGGATGCATGAAAAGCCTAAAATCAGCATTTATCACGATGTGCGAAAGTATGGCAATAACGCTTAATGATATAGCAGGACGTTTAAGAGAAGAAAGGGAGAAAAAAATAAAATGACAACCAGTGGAATCACGAATATCAATGCGAAATTGATCCATCAGCATCCGGATAACCCACGAAAAGACCTGGGCGATTTATCAGAGCTGAGTGAGTCGATAAAGAAGAAAGGAATTATGCAGAATCTTACGGTCATTCCGGGATACTGGGATGAAAACCGGGCGCACCACGATGAAGGATACACGTTGATCATCGGGCATCGCCGGTTCGCTGCCGGAAAAATGGCAGGCGTAACTATGTATCCATGCCGGATCGTAGAGGACATGAGCTATAAAGATCAGGTCGGAACCATGCTGGAAGAGAATATGCAGCGCATCGACCTGACACCATTGGAGCAGGCAGAAGGATTCCAGATGATGCTTGACCTTGGAGATACGGAAGAACAGATTGCAGAGAAGACCGGATTCTCCAGGACAACCGTGCGCCGGAGGCTGGAGATTGCGAAGCTCGACCCGGAGCTGGTGAAGGAAAAGACGGATGAAGACGGGGTATATCAGCTGAACCTAAAAGATCTCGCCGAACTGTCGAGAATCGAAGACGTTGAAACAAGGAACAGAATATTGAAAGATGCTGCAGATTCAAGACAGATTAAGTGGAAAGTAGAAGCGGAGATTAAAAACAAAGAGAGGGAGAAGAACAAAAAGATTATTGTTGAGCTTCTGGAGGAAGCAGGAATCAAGAAAGCCACAAAGGAGATAGAAAAAAAGAAGTATACGGCAGAGCTGAAAGATGTAAAAACGTTCAATCTGGAGAAAGAACCACCAAAGAGAATAAATATCCGCGGAAAAGAACTGTATTATCTGGATGGTTGGAATGGGATTGATGTAGTGGAAAAACTCCCGAAATCAGAAAAGGTTGAAACGGAATGGGACAGGCAGAGAAAAAAGATAAAGCAGTTGAAAGCTTTACAGAAAAAAATGAATGAAAGAAAAAAAGAATTCATCCGGACAATAGTAGACGGAAAGATCGAACTGTTAAAAGATGAGGAACGCCAGAAAATCATTGAAAAGATGATTCGGAACATGATGGAGAAGTCCTGTTGGTTAGGAAATGGAATGGTTCTAAAATTTTTTACCGGGAAAAGCCTGTATGATGCGGATGAGAAAGAAAAGGAAGAAGCAGAAGAAAAAATACAAACACTGGATACGCAGGTGTTGCTCCTGATTGCAATGAACAACATGATGGATGATTATACCGGGGATTTAGTAGAGTATTCCGGAGAATACAAAGAGGATGCCGGAAAGAGATACCAGGAATGCTTCAAAATCTTAATGCGTTATGGCTGGAGTTATGAAAGAGAAGAGGCGGATTTGGTTTACGGCAACCATGAGCTATACAAAAAGGAGTCCTAAGATGGAGCAGTTAAGTGTAGAAGACTGGAAACCGGATGCCTGCCCGAAAAATATAACCGTAGAAGAATATCTGGCCACATTTCCCAAAATCAAATTAACCCGCCGGGAATATATCCAGACAATTCCATTGTATCATGCGGCTCTGTACCTTGCAGAGACAACCCAAAAAGTACACAGTTCACAGGAATGGTATCTGTATTTAAACGAAAAAGTAGATCAAAACGGGGAGGTGTTGATCGATGAATATGATGTTTCCGAAACCAATCAAGAAGAAACGTAAGAAGCACAAAAAAAGCATCATGCAGCCAAAAGGCGACCGCCGGTGCTACCTGTGCATGTTACTGGATGAAGATTTTGCATGCAAACCATATCTGGAAGAACACCATGTTCTGTTCGGCAATACCCACGCATTTGCGGAAGCAGAAGGCTTAAAAGTCAATCTCTGCCTGGAGCACCACCGGAATGGACCAGCAGCAGTCCATAATAATGAAAAAAACGCACGGATCCTGATGGAAAGAGCCCAGGAAGTGTACGAAAGAACCCACACCAGGGAAGAGTGGATGAAAAACGCCGGAAAGAATTATTTATAGGCACCACAGGAAGTTAATATATCACAATTTCGCAGAGTGCATGGCTGCCCGGTGCGGCAGCCAGAAAGGAGCGACATGAAGAAAGAGTTACTGGAGATCAAAAGAACTCTAACAATAGACAGGTACAATATCACAAGGATAACCGGATATATCGTAGATAATGACCGGAACTGCAGGTTGGAATTTGCCAAAAACTTTTTAAACCTCGAAGAGACGGAAGCGTTCAAATACTTGGATATCTTCAAAAAGGTTTTATCCGGAAAGCCTGGAAGAAATATGTTTCAGCTGGATTTTAAGGAGAAAACAAGAAAGCAGCATCTGGCCGCGATTGTAAAAACAGGATTAGAAGACAACGATGTACGCCAGATCTTCCTGGAAGAGATTGCAGAGTCTATTGGCATATTGAATAAAGAGTATTCTTTGATTCTAATTGCCAGTGGAATCTACGACATTCCGGGAATTGCCATGGACGGAGCGGATCTGGATGAAAGTGAAGAGGTTTATGAGTACATGATCGGATGTATCTGCCCGGTAAGCTTATCGGCAGCAGGATTATCTTATAAACCAGAACTGGCAGATATTCAGGAACGTACAAGAGACTGGGTAGTAAGTATGCCGACACAAGGATTTTTATATCCGGCATTTACAGACCGCCATGGAGATCCGGAACATATCTGGTACTACAGCAAAGTTCCGGATAAACCGGACGCAGGCCTGATCACGCAGACACTCCGATGCGGGATGCCATCCACACCAAAAGAGCAAAAAGAAGCTTTTAGGGAAGGGTTAAATGCAGCAGACGGAAAAGTAAGTCTGGAACAGGCGAAAGATATTTATCATTACCTTGGAAGAATCCGTGAAATAAAAGCAGAATCCAACAACCGGATATTAAAAGGCGCGGAGCTGGAAAACGTATTAAAAAGCATCGGGATAGATCCGGAACTGGCAGCAGAAAAAACAAAAGACTGTGACGCGGCTGAAATCGATGCGGACAACACAGTAAGCACGAAGACATTTGAGATTGGTCTTCCGGATGCACATGTAACAGTAAGCGCAGACAGAACGGACCTTGTTACCTTAGAGACGATTAACGGAGAAAGGTACATTATGGTAAAAGTGGACGGAGACATAAATGCAAATGGAATCATTTTAGAGAACCGGGAGGGTGAGAAAGACGAAGAGGAAGATGACTAAACCCAGCAATATGCGGGCGTTCATCTATCCAGTAACGAAGAAAATGCGCAAAGTAAGACGGAAAGGAACAAAAAAATGAAAGTTGGAGACAAAGTACAGTTAAGGCGCAGGATTTCCCAGAAGGGAGGTAAAACCAGACTCGCTACGGAAAAGGTCACGATCCTTGGAATCTATCCACACCATGTGCAGGTCAGGAATCAGAAAGGGATTGTGAGGAGCTATATAAACTGGGAGTGGCAGCAGTTGACCAGCAAAGAAGGAATGCATATGCAGCGGAGTTTCTGGTCACGATTGAGGGAGCTGATAAGGTTGTGGCGTGGATGCTGCTCCCGGAAAGGTATAAAGGATAATGGAAGAAGATAAATATACAATGTATGCGGTAAAAAAGATTTGTATCTGGATGATAATGGCAATAACCATATTGATAGCAATGAAATGGACCGGATCAGCGTGGTGCTTATGGGCGTTTTGTATCCCAGCAATATTGGAGTAACGGTATGGAAAAGACATACAAAGAGATAGCTCGGGAACGAGAAGACGAAGAACAAGAGCAATATCTGACGGAGTGGAGGAAGAACCATTGTACAAGAACAAAGAAGGATACTGTGATCCGACAGCAGGCAAAGCCATCCAGGATGCAAGCCGGATTCCACACCATGTAAAGGAAGCGCACAAAGCATTAAAGGATATAGCAAGCCTGTTAGGATTCGAGATCTTAGTATTAAGGGACAGGAAGACGGGGAGGGTATACCGATGGGAACAGTGAAAGAAGAGAACGAGAAGAAAAAGGAATACCTGAAACAGTACGGCAAAGCATTACGCCAGGAGAAGCGGATCGAGGAAGAGCTGGAACGCTTAAAGCTGGATAGGATGCTTCCGGGAGCACTGACAGCAGATGGGCTGCCAAAAAGCAGCAACCTTTCTGATCTGTCGGATTATGCAGCAGAAGTGGACGAACAGGAACGGAAACTGGTGGAACAGAGGAAGAAAAGAGTCAGGATCCGGACTGAGATCAGGGAAAGAATTGAGCAGATGGAAGATGAGACAGAGAAAGATGTACTGACTTACTGCTACATAGATCTTATGAGGTGGAAGGATATCTGCAGAAAGACAGGATATGAGTGGGCACAAGTACACCGGAAACATTCAAAAGCACTAAAAAACTTCAAGATGATATAGAATGATACACTTGGTCTGTGGTATAGTGTATTCAGGTAAAGAGATGAACAGGGCAGCAGTCGAAAGATTGTTGCCTTTTTCTTTGCCGTGAATTCCGGGAAGAGATTAGGCGGCTTGCTCTTTTCAGGATTTATATATATAAAAACCTCCTTGATGTTTGTTTGTTGTGACTGATTTTTGAAGTACTCTCTCGTATATACATAAGCCGCCAATAATACGGACCATTAGATCAGTGGTAGATCGACCGCCTCATAAGCGGTATGTCACATGTTCGATTCATGTATGGTCCATCACAGAACAGAAGGTGAAAATATATGGCGGCAGGAAACCCCAGAAGCGCGAACGGCAACCTAAGAAGAAAGCATCGGGCAAGACTCAAAGCAATAGGCGGTGAGTGTGGAATATGCAGAGGCAGGCTCGGTCCGATACATTACGATGAACCAAGTGACAGTAATCATCCATTGTCTTTCGTAATCGATGAGATTAAACCGGTATCGAGATGGCGTGAGTTCGGTTACAGCTCAAAAGAGGCAGCTGCTCAGGACTGGAACAACCTGCAGGCGGCTCATTACTGCTGTAATGCGGCCAAAAGCAATCGAACATTAAATGAATTATCAAGGTGTCAGCAAAGCCTTAAAACGAACGTTACAGATGGTGCCTGGTGACGGAACCAAAGGGGGTGGGGAGGGTACCCCGCCACGCGGCGGCGGCGACCACCGCTGTCCAGCGCCGATTTACACACAGGGAATTTCTTGAAAGGTGAATTTTGATGGGAAGAGCAAAAAAAATGGCAACAGTAACAAGCGAAGGAAGCCGCTTGGAACGCTTGGAAAATTTGGCACTGATACTCGCGAAACAGATTGATATATGCGCGAAAGATGCTGCTGACGGTCCGAAGACAATGCCTCAGCTCTCCAGACAATACAGAGAAACAATCAAAGAAATTGAAGAAATAAAAGGAATGGAGAAAGACGATGACGAAATCGGAGAAATCCTGTCGGCACGAAAAGCTGATGGGAAGCCAGACACCGTCCGATAGAATTGTTCCGGATTACGCTTATACGGATGGCCCAGATGCGGTAAAAGTGCTTGCGGTCGGGAAATTGATTGTGGATCCGTGGCAGAGTGAAGTGCTGAATGATTGGATGGGGCGTACAGAGGATGATGTTTGGTCAGCGCCGACATGTGGCTTATCTGTTCCAAGACAGAACGGGAAAACACTGGATACTTCCGGGCGGATTGCATCCGGAATGATTCTGTATGCAGAATGGGTTATATACACAGCTCATCTGCAGAAAACTGCAACAGAAACCTTTATGGAATTGCGCGGCTTGTTTGAAAGCAGAGGACTCCGTAAGTATGTAAAAGAAATTAAGGCGGCACTCGGAAGAGAACAGATTATTCTAAAAAATGGTGGAAGAGTAGTATTTGTTGCCAGAACAAGGAATGGTGGTCGAGGACTGCATGGCGACTGTCTTGTGTTTGATGAAGCACAGGAATTGACAAGCGAGCAGCAGGCATCTTTTTTGCCGGCAATATCAGCGTCAAGGAATCCACAAACGATTTATCTTGGAACACCACCGGATGAAAATTGTACCGGCACAGTATTCCGGAAGATAAGAAAACGGGCAACGGAAGGTGAGAGCAAATCCACAGCCTGGACAGAATATTCTGTGAAAGAGATTGGAGATGTTACTGATCGTCAGAGATGGGCGGATTGCAATCCGGCACTGGGGCGAAGAATGACAGAAACAACCATAGCTGCAGAGTGCGAACAGATGGATGCGGACACGTTTGCAAGAGAGCGTCTCGGCTGGTGGTCGCCAATCAACAATGATCAGGACTATGCAATTGATAAGAAGAAATGGGAAGAATGTGCTTCGGAAAAAGAAAAACCGGAAGGGAAAACTGCTTACGGTGTAAAGTTTTCGCTTGACGGTTCGGCGGTAGCATTATGCGGAGCTGTCTGTCCAGAGGTAGGGGAAGCGAGAATTTCACTGATCGAGCTTAAAACAACGGACAGAGGAATCCAGTGGCTTGCGGACTGGCTGAATCAGAGATACAAGATGGCAAGCTGTGTGGTGATTGATGGAAGAAATGGAGTTGACTTCCTGATAGAGAAGATAACACCGGTGTGGAAATATAAGCAGTCAATTGTTCGACCGGCAGCAAAAGAAGTGATAGCAGCGGCGAGTCAGCTATCACAGGAAATCAATGAACAGACTGTAACATGGTATAAATACCAAGAAATACTGAATGAGTCAGCAATTACGTCTGTAAAAAGACCGATTTCCGGTGGCTGGGGATTTGGTGGAGAAAACTCAATCCCGATCGAAGCAGCAGCACTTGCACTTTGGGGATGCAGAACATCGAAACGAAATCCGAACAGAAAGATGAGGATAGGATAATGGAGTTAAATTTTGGAAGAGTAGAAGGATTACCACCGGAAGAACAACAGTGGCTTCAGGGATTGAAATATATATATGATTATCACAGAAGTGCAAATAGGAAAAAGCGCCGTTATTATAACGGAAAAGTCACACTGAATGAAGTGAATCTTGGGATTGCATTGCCAGCAGGTCTTGGAAAACTTGAGATTGGATGTGCCTGGGGAGCAAAAACCGTTGATGTACTTGCGGGAAGATCGATGTTTGATGGGTTTGTTACAGAAAATGGAACGAAGTCAGAAGATATGGATCAGATTATGAAAAGGAATCATTTGATAGCGGAATATAATAAAGCGGTCAAAGAAGAACTGAAATACGGTTGTGCATTTGCGGCGGTATCCGGAGAGGAAGATGATGCAAGAGTACGGTTTTACTCTCCGCATTGTGCTGCAGCTTCGTGGAATGCACACGAAGGACGCATCCGATATGGATTTGCCTTTGAAGATGCGCGAAGAGACGAGTCGGATGTTACATGGTCTCCGGAACATGTAAATTTCTATACAGACACAGACATCTGGGAACTGGATCGGATTGGAGGTACATGGTATGCTACGCAGAATCCCCATGATTTCGGAGAACCCCTTATGGTGGCTCTGATCTGGGACGCAACAAACGATAAACCATTTGGTCAGTCAAGGCTAAAAGAGCCGGTCCGCAGACTAATCCAGGGATATGTAAGAACAGTCGCAAATGCAACGATTGGACTGGAATTTGCCACTTCTCCACAGAAATATCTGCTCGGGGTGTCAGATGAACAATATGATATGTTGATTGATAATAAATTCAAACAGTATGTTGGAAGTATTCTCTACAGTACCAATAATCCGGAGACTGGGGAAAAGCCGAATTTCGGGCAACTTTCGCAGGGAAATATTGAACCACATGTTCAGATGCTCCGGATGCTTGCTACACAGTATTCAGCGGCAACGGGGTTGGCGGTTACGGATGTTGGTGTGATAAATGATGCAAATCCGACTTCCAGTGAAGCAATTATTGCACAGTCACAGACCTTGATCCTTATGGCAGAACAGCTGAATAAATCAAATGGTGATGCATTGTATCGGATTGGACGGATGGCACTTGCAATTGAACTTGGAACGATTCCGGATGAGCTTCCGGAAGAAACACATGAGCTGATTGCACATTTTAAGAATCCGGCAATGCCAAGCGTGGCATCTACTACAGATGCAGCACTCAAAATTGCGACAGCGCGACAAGGATTTGCACAGACAGATATTTTCCTTGAAATGATTGGTTTTGATCAGGCAGATATCCGCAGAATCCGAGCACAGGAACAAAGGGCAAAAGGTGACAGTATCTTGACGGAGGAATTTGGAAATGCAGATAACGGAGAAAGCGTGGCTGGAGTACATAACGAAGATGTCACAGATTAGCCAGAAAGCAGCGGATCTGATGCAGTCCTGGGTTCAGAAGAATGGATTGGAAAACGATAAAGCACTTTTGGACTACGCCTATGCACTGTCACAACACTATGGACAGGCTATCGGTGCATTATCGTGCCAGATGTATGAAGCGACAGCTGCAGCACAGGGAGTAATAGTCCCTACGGCAGAAGTAGCAGATCTTCCGGAATATGGGGAAGTGGCAAAAGCAGTAAAAGGAACAAAAAAGCAGTCTCCGAACAATATTCCCGGAACGCTTGCAAGGCTTGTAAAACAGGTAGGTGCAGATACGACACTGAAAAATGCAGAGCGTGACGGGGCGCAGTTTGCCTGGGTACCACATGGGGACACCTGTGCTTTCTGCATTGCACTTGCATCCAGAGGATGGCAGAATACGTCAAAGAAAGCTCCTAGGAATGGTCATGCGGAACACATTCATGCGCATTGCGATTGCGAATATGCAGTCCGGTTTGATGGAAAAAGCACGGTTGCAGGATATGATCCGGATAAGTATCTGGAGGAGTATCAGGCAGCAGGCGGTGACATCAATGCCATGCGCCGGATGAGATACAAAGAGAATAAAGAGGCTATTAATGCGAGGAAGAGAGAACTGTATGCAGAACAGGCTTACCGAAAGGTTAAAAGAGGAAAAGCAGAAGAAATTTCATTGACCAGAGGTGGCAAAGAAGTGACGGTTTCGGTTAGAAAAGTGGAAAGCTATGATACATCTATGTATATATCAGATCAAGCACAGATAAAGCCAAAAGCATTGAATGCAATTAATCAGAACACAGAAAAGGCTTTGAAAGAATATGGTGTTCCAAGCGAACGGAAGCCAACAATTGTGATTCTGGCAGATGATGAACTGAAAAATGCCCTTGGTTTGTATGATCCGTGTACAAATACAGTATATTATAGTCAGTCAATAGCAAAGCAGGAAATACAGAAATTAGCTGGTGGAAAAGATGCTGTTGAAAGGCATGAAATGTGGCATATGAAACAGGCAGAAGAATTCCGAAAAGCGGGTTGGGAGATTACCAAAGAAAACCGTAGTGAATATCTGAAAGAACTGTGCAAAAAGGCAAAGAAAAATCTTGACGCATTAGGAATTGAGCAGGATAATGTAAGTGAAATAAGCGATTATGCATATCAACAATATCAATTAGGACGATATGATGAAACGGAAGCAGAATATATGTCGATTTATAACAGGAGATAGAGAGAATGAAACTCATAAAGTATCCGGATGAGATAGAAAAGTTAATGAAAGTATACGAACCGTATGTCAATCATATTCATGATGGGAAAATTGAAAACGTGCCGGAAGAGGTTAGTGAAGCGTTTGAAAAAGTAAAAGCCTGGGCTTGGGAGCAAGAACAGTAACAGAGGGAAAAGAACCGGCAGGTTTTATGAAAATACGAATTCCGGATGGAGAGATTGTAGAGCATGAAAATACAAGCATGTTTGCAGCACCACACGTGAGGCGAGAATTGAAAAGGATTGCAAAGATGGATAATCCACCAAAAGAAAAAACGGTAATATGGTATTAAAAGCCACTGATCGGAAACGGTTGGTGGTATTTTTATACTCATTTTTAAGAAAGGATAGGGTAAACGGTATGAAAAAATTATTTATCAGTCAGCCAATGAGAGGAAAGTCTGATGAAGATATTCTGACAGAGCGCAAGAAAGCAATCGAGAGCGCAGAGAAGGTGATTGGTGAGCCGGTAGAAGTGATTGATTCATTCTTCCAGAAAGCACCGGTAGATGCAAAAGCCACTGTGGTTCCTTGGAAAATCTCTGGAACTTTTAGCAGGTGCAGATATCGCATATTTTGCGGAAGGATGGCAGGATGCAAGGGGATGCAGAATTGAGCATACTTGTGCTGCTGAGTATAACATTGATCGAATTGAACCGTAGGAAGGCGGTGATCTAGATATCTCCCTTTAAGGCGCAGGGTTACGCGTCTTATTTTTATGGCAACACGTGCCTTAAACGTGGCAACTAAAAACACTCAAATCAGGAGGGAAACAAGATGGCAGATGACAAAACATTCACTCAGGCAGAAATGGATTCAATCATAGAGGGACGCCTTGCGAGAGAAAGACAGAAATATGCAGATTATGATGACCTGAAAGAAAAGGCAAGTAAGTACGATGAGTACCAGGCGCAGAATAAAACGGAACTTCAGAAGGAAAAAGAAAAGTCCGATGCGCTTCAGGCAAAATTAAGCGCACTTGAAAAGAAAGACACTGTGAGACAGGTAAGAGAAAAAACAGCAAAAGACACTGGTGTACCGGTAGAATTACTGACAGGGGAAGATGAGGAAACCTGTAAAAAACAGGCAGAAGCGATTATGAAATTTGCGAAGCCAAAGAGTTATCCGGGAACTAAGGGAAACAGGAAAAAGACAACAGAGTATAACACAACGGATGATGCAATGAGAGAATTTGCACATCAGATTTTTGGTAAAGGAGAATAAAAAATATGGCAGCACTCATTAGTTCAGATTTTGAAATTCCGGCAGAGATTTCGCAGGGGATTTTTGAAAAAGCACAGAAAGGATCTACTCTGGCGCAGTTATCCGGAGCAAGACCGCAGAAATTTGGAAAGCAGCAGGTGTGGGTACTTACATCGCCACCGAAAGCAGAACTCGTAGGAGAGGCAGGGCAGAAATCGCCAACCCCAACTGCATATGCTTCTAAAACAGTAAATCCGTTCAAACTGCAGGTTACCATGAGATTTTCGCAGGAAGTACAGTGGGCAGACGAAGATGTACAGATCGGCGTACTGCAGGATCTGGCGTCAAATGCGTCAATCGCACTGGGAAGAGCATTGGATCTTGTTGGAATTCACAAAATCAATCCGCTTACAGGAACGGTATCAAGCCTTGTAAAAGAAGGGCTGGTTGACACGAAACAGAGTGTGCAGCTTGCAGGCACAAAGTATGATGAAGCAATCGAGGCGGCAGCAGGAATGATCATCTCATCTGGCTATGTACCGAGTGGTATTGCAATGGATCCAACACTTTCCTTTGGTCTTTCCACTATGAGGGATGCGGATGGAAGAAAGATTTATCCGGAAATTGGATTTGGACAGAATCTTACAAATTTTTCTGGAATGACTGCGGCAGTATCTGATACAGTTTCGGCAAAAAATGAAATCACACCAGATACGAAGTTACTTGGAATCGTAGGACAGTTTGATGCGTTTAGATGGGGAGTACAGAGATCCATTGGCGCTCACTTGATCGAATACGGTGATCCGGATGGACTTGGAGATCTGCAGAGACAGAATCAGATCGCAATTCGTGCAGAAATTGTATATGGAATTGGAATCATGGATCAGGCAGCATTTACAAAGATCGTGAAGGTGGAAGGGTAATATGAAATATTTATACAAACAAACTGGAATAGTAGTGGAGTCTGACGATGTGTTAGACTCCACAATGTTTAAGCCGATTATTGAAGAAAAAACCGAGGATTTGATCGAGGATAGCGAAACAGAAACAGGAGTTACAGAAGCTGAAAATACAGAAGAACCTGTGGAAGAGCTCAAAGAATCGACGGAAGACTCAGAGATTCCAGATATAGAAGAACCAGTCGAAGCAAAGAAAGAGGCATCAGCTAAGAACACCAGAAAGAGAACGCAAACAGCGAAAAAGTAGGTGATACAATGATATACGCATCAATAGAGGATATTTGGAAACGAAAAGGAACAGATATTTCGGATACAGATTATGTAATGGCACTCTTAGAGGATGCAGCGATCATCATTGATGCATATAACCGCAATGCTACAGACGAGGCAAAGAAATTAGTGTCATGCAACATGGTTATTCGGACGCTCGGAAGCAGAGAAGAAGGTGTACCTATTGGAACGACACAGACAACTACGACAGCAATGGTATATTCGCAGACCTGGACAAATGCAAATGGAAGCGGCGAATTGTATCTGACTAAATTGGATAAGAAAATCCTTGGTGTCGGGAATCGAATTGGCTATTTTAATCCATATTCGGATTTGATGCAGGAGGAAGAGGCTAATGATTAAAGGAATACCGGTGAAGCTCTACGAACGGACCGCAAGTGGGACAGATACATTCGGACATCCGATATATACAGAGACACCTGTGACCGTGGAAGACGTGTTGGTTGCTCCGGCATCGACAACAGAAGTGCTGGATATGCTTAATATTACCGGGAAAAAAGCAGTCTACAATATCGCGATTCCAAAAGGAGATACGCATACCTGGCAAGACTGCAGAGTGGATTTTTTTGGTGCGTCATGGCGTGTGATTGGCTTCCCTCAACAGGGAATTGAAGAAAATATTCCAGGAAGATGGAATCAGAGATGGATGGTGGAGCGTTATGGCTAAAACGAAAGTTGAGTTAAATCGATCCGGTGTAAGAGAGTTGATGAAATCTGCAGAGATGCAGGCAATTTTGCTGGAACAGGCAAATCAAATATCATCAGATGCAGAGAAAGAGTCGTATGTGGCGCAAACGAGAGCGATTGTAAAAATAAATGGAGACGACGGCAACAATAGCTTGCTGAAAGCAATGGGTAGAAAAAAATGATCGAGGAAAAAGTTAGAGAATATCTGGAAGACAAGCTTGATATTCCGGTAAGGATGGAAGAAGAACCGGGACTTCCGGAGGAATATGTACTGATTGAAAAGACTGGATCTGGCAAAGAAAATCATATTGCATCAGCAACTCTTGCTATCCAGTCTTATTCAGGATCCCTTTATGGGGCGGCATCACTCAATGAAAGAGTGAAAGAAGCAATGGAAAAAATTGTTGAAATGGATGATATCAGTAAGTGCCAGCTTAACAGCGACTACAACTATACGGATACAACAAGGAAGAAATATCGGTATCAGGCTGTATATGATATGGTTCATTTCTGATGAAGGAGGATAAAAATGTCAGATGCTAAAAATGTAAGTACAGGTAAGCCGAAAGTAGGCGGCGCGATTTTTAGAGCACCGCTCGGAACAACATTGCCAACAGATGCAACCACAGCATTAGATGCAGCATTTAAGTCACTTGGATATTGCTCGGAGGATGGACTCACTAATTCTAATAGTCCGGAAACTGACAACAAAAATGCTTGGGGCGGCGACACTGTATTGAATATGCAGACCAGTAAGAAAGATAATTTTAAGTTTACGATGATCGAAGCCTTGAATGTAGAGGTCCTGAAGAGTGTTTACGGAGATGATAATGTTACCGGAACACTTGAGGAAGGGATTACGGTAAAAGTAAATGCAGATGAAGCGAAACAGAATGCGTGGGCTGTGGATATGATTCTGAAAGACGCAGTGAAGCGTATCGTTATTCCGTGTGCAAGCATTACGGAAGTCGGAGACATTGTATATAAGGACGATGATGCGATAGGATACGAGACAACGTTATCGGCAGTACCGGATGCGGACGGACAGACACATTACGAATATATTAAGGGGAATAAGAAATAATGAAGGGAAAAACAAGCAGTGGTTTTGAGTATGAGTTAGATGAAGCGGCGTTGGATGATTATGAACTTCTGGAAGATCTATGTGAAATGGATGAAGGAGACATGACAAAAACAATCAGCGTATTAAACCGTCTTCTTGGAACAGAACAGAAAGAACGTTTGAAAGAACATTTACGAATGGAGAACGGAAGGGTACCGGCGTCGGAAATGATGAATGAAATTGGAGAAATTTTCGGAAATATAAAAGAAGGAAAAAACTCTTAGCCCTCGCCTACATGCTTAATTTAGATAAGGACGCACTTTTGTGTGATCTTGCAGAAACATATCATATCTATGATTATAAGTCGTTGCCGTGCAGAATGGTAGCGACTTTTTCTTGTGGGTTGAGGGAAAATTCGAGAATTAAAATGAAAATAGCAGGGATTGAGCCGATACCGGAACAAATGCTTATGGCGGCTATTGCGGATGGAACGCGCACGACTGCCTGGCTGCAATCTGAGGATGGAGCGACCGGGAAAAACCGTCCGAAGTCATTGCTTGGAATGATCTTGGGCGATGGAAAGGAAAAATCTAAAGAAATTCAGACATTTGATTCTGGAGAAGATTTTGACAGAGAATGGGCGAGATTGACGGGAAAGGAGGAATAAGATGGCTACAGAACTTGCAAAGGCGTATGTGCAGATTATACCGTCGGCGGTAGGAATTCAGGGAAGAATTCAAAAAGAAATAGAGCCGGAAGCAGACTCAGCCGGAAGTTCTTTTGGCGGGAAAATGGTTGGCATGATCAAAAAGGTTATTGCCACGGCAGCAATCGGGAAAGCTCTGTCAGCAAGCATCAGTGAAGGCGCAGCACTCGAACAGAGTCTTGGTGGAATCGAAACATTATTTAAAGATTCTGCCGATAAAGTGAAAGCAAATGCGGCAAAAGCCTACCAGACAGCAGGAATGAGTGCAAATGACTACATGGAACTAACTACAAGCTTTTCAGCGAGCCTTCTTAGTTCCCTTGCTGGCGACACCTCCAAAGCTGCAGATGTGGCAGATATGGCAATGGTAGATATGTCTGATAATGCGAATAAGATGGGAACCAATATGGAAGACATCAAAAATGCATATCAGGGATTTGCCAAACAGAACTATACAATGCTGGACAACCTGAAGCTTGGATATGGTGGTACGAAGTCGGAGATGGAGCGTCTCTTGGCAGATGCACAGAAAATCAGTGGCGTGGAATACAATATTGATAATCTATCAGATGTCTACAGTGCAATTCACGTGATCCAGGGACAGTTGGACATTACCGGAACGACAGCAAAAGAAGCGGCAACGACTATATCTGGATCGTTCAACCAGATGAAAGCAGCGGCTAAAAATGTAATGGGAGAAATTGCTCTGGGAATGGATGTAGGACCGGCACTTAATGAACTGGCGAATGCGATCATAACCTTTGCAGCTGGAAATCTGCTTCCGGCAGTATGGAATGTTATATCTGCACTTCCATCAGCAATCGTTACATTTGTAACGGCACTCGGTCCACAGCTATTCGCTGCTGTGTCCGGATTGATTCCACAAATTGCAAGCGGAATCACAACAGGAATACCGACTCTTTATCAGAGCGCAATGCAGCTTATGGATCAGTTTAATATCGGAATCCAGGAGCAACTCCCGATCTTGTTGCAGAAGGGTGTGGATTTCATAACAAACATTGTGAATGGAATCTTGCAAAATTTACCGCAAGTAATAACGATGGCGGGCAATGTTATTACATATTTTGCCAACACAATTATCTCGATGCTTCCAACAATATTGAGTGCTGGTGCAAGATTACTCTTAAGATTGGTAAATGGAATTATAAATAATCTGCCACAAATTGCTCAGGCTGCAGCAACTGCAATTGTGCGTTTTGTAGCGTCAATTGGACAGAATCTTCCACAGATTCTTCAGAGTGGTATTACGATTATCGCTAAGCTGGCAGCAGGCTTGATACGTGCTATTCCGAATTTGGTTGGACAGATACCGGCAATTATCAGCGCAATTGTGAATACTTTTACGAGCCAGAACTGGGGAAGTATTGGAATCAATATCATAAGCGGTATCGCATCCGGACTTCGTTCGGCGGCACATATGCTATGGGATGCTGTAAAAGGTGTTCTTGGTGGATTTAAAGAAAATGTTCTGGCATTCTTCGGAATTCACTCACCGTCACGTTGGGGAGCTTATGTTGGAGAGATGATCGATACCGGAATTGCGAATGGATTGATTGGCAAGACAACATTAGTATCCAATGCGGCAGCAGAGCTTCGGAAGTCTGTAAAAAAACCAATTGGAACAAGTATGGACCTTACAATTTCTGGCAAAAGCAGCACTGAAAGTCAGAACAGCACGATTGCAGAGAAGCTGGAAGCATTACTGGAATATTTAAAAACAACATCCAGACGTGGAGACGGCAGTATAGTTATAAATTTAAATGACAGAGAAGTAGCAAGAGCTTTGAGAGAAATGGGGGTTGTGTTTGAATGATTGAGATTAAATATGTATGTTCCAATGGAGAAGAATACAATCTGATTGGAGACAAAATGAGAGCAACCTCCGGATATTTCCATGCTTATGAGTGGAAACCCAATACAACAGAAAGAGAAATGGGTGTAACGGTGAATGCTTTTGAAAAAGAACCGGTGACGTATGATATTACTCTTACCGTGAGAGGCAAAGAAAAAGAAAGAAAGCAGATCCTTAATAAGCTTACGAATGCTTTTGAATACGATGTGGTCAATCTGACTCCAGGAAGAATTTACTATGGCGAATACTACATTGATGGATATGTAAAAAAATCAAGCAATGAAGTATCGAGTGAAAATAATAGTCGTACAGATTGCAAGATAGAAATATACTGCCCGTATCCATTCTGGTCGATGGAGCAACAGGAAAGCTTTTATCCGGATTCTGCAAATAAAGGAAAGCCATATACATTCTTAGACTATCCGATAACGTATAATTATGATTATTCAAGAAAGAGTGCCGGAACGCAGAACTGGATTATCGATCATTTCCGAGATAATAACTTTGAAATGGCAATATATGGTCCATGCGCTGATCCAAGAATACTGATAAACGGTTATCCTTATCAGATTTATGAGACGTTAGAAGCAGGTGAATATATATTAATCGCCAGCAGAGAGAAGACGATCACAAAGCATCTGAGAAATGGAACTGTGCAAAATATTTTCGCAAAAAGAGCGAAAGACAAAAGCGTATTTGCACTGATTCCGTCTGGCGTACTGACTATTAACTGGAGTGGTGAATTCGGCTTTGATATTAAGGTATACAAAGAAAGGAGCGTGCCGGAATGGAACTGGTCTATACGGATCCGATAGGCAAAGAGCTTGGATATATCTTAAATGCAAATGTAGACATGGAAATCGGAGAAGATGAGAAAAGCTCAATCAATGATTTTGAGATCGAATTTAAGAGATCCGGTTGGAATGGTACGGTTGAGTTCGGAAGTCAGGTGTATGTTCCGGACACAGAGTATGGCGGAATAGTTCGAGAGGTAACTACAAGCACAAAAGCGAATAGTATCACCGTAAAGGGATATACTTGGCGCGGAATGATGACGAAAAAAATAATCAAGCCGGAAGAAGGACAGGATTATGCGATAGCATCCGGAGAAATAAATGAAATCATCAAAGGAAAAGTAGAAGAAGCATTTCCAGGCTTTTTCTACGGAGTTGTTGAAGATACAGGCATTCAGTTGACGAACTATCAGTTTGACCGATATTGTACGCTACATGAAGGTTTAAGGAAGATGCTGCAATCCGTAGGTTACCGCTTGGAAATCAAGTATATTCAAGGTGATAAATACGAAATGGGCTATGTTCAAGTAAGAGCTGTTCCTATCGTAGATTATTCATCGGAATACGAATTTTCAAACGATCAGAACATGAATTTTACGATGGATGACAACAAAAGAGGCGTGAATCACTTAGTATGCCTTGGAAAAGGAGAGTTAAAAGACCGCCTGGTTATCCATTTGTATGTCGACGAAAAGGGAAACGTAGGACAAACGCAGTACTATCGAGGAATTGATGAAATCGAAGAAACTTACGATAGCTCCGGATCAGAATACGATGACCTACTCAAAAATGGAATTGCGAAACTTACAAATTCCAAGAATAAGACAGAATATGACATGACGATGGAGAAAATAGAAGGAAGTATGGATATTGGAGACATCGTTGGTGGCCGAGATTATCTAACCGGTGCCAGCATGAAGAAGCCGATCGGAAGGAAGATATGGACGATTTCAGCTGGCAAAGAAAAAGTAGAGTATAAATTGGAAGGAGAGTCTTAATGGATATAATTACAGGATATACCGGAAGTCCACATGTTACTGCAGAACAGGACAGAGATATCAATATTGGAATTTTTGGAAATGAATCTTATGTGCTGCAAACAGGATCACAGTTGACTGCGGAAGTATCGTCAAACAATGAGATTAAAGTAAGAGATGGTGTGATCATGCATCAAGGGTGTGCTGCATCGATTAAAAAGAACACATACGATTCTCTCACCATTACAAATGGATCACAGGGAATGAAAAGGGTAGACCTTATCGTTGCCAGATACAGTAGAGATCCAAGTACAAATGAAGAATCACTTACCTTGAAAGTAATCCAGGGAACACCAAGCGAAAACAGTCCGACTGTACCAGGTTATACAACAGGAGATATACAGTCAGGAGATCTTGTAGCAGACATGCCACTTTACCAGGTCATTCTCAATGGACTTAATATCACGGAAGTTAAGAAGTTGTTTAGTGCGCAGGGATCCATTGCTGAATTAAGTAGCAATTTATATGAAACTTATACAGATTCATCCACAAAAAACATTTGTATACGATTCCCTAAAAATAGGATCCAAATATGTGTCGGATCAATAAATGTATATGCAACGTTAACGAAAAATGGAGCAGGATATACGGGTGTAAGCACCAAAATCACGCAGGCAGAATTTTTAAAACCGTTCAAATTACTTAGATCATGTACGGTCACGCCAAATGATGGAGATTGGATTATTGTTCTCGGAAAGCAAATGAAAGAATCAGGGTTTATCCAGCTTAGGCTGGGTTATTTTAACGCATATTCAAATAAGAGTTTTTGGATGGACTATGTTGCTGTCGGAACATATTAGAATTATTTCCATTTTCCGATTATAAGCATATTACATTGTGAATAACACATTCCTTTTTTTACCGAATAAGCTGTAAGTTTATATCCAGTTGTGCTTACTTCATTGACTCCTATCCAATATAGTTCATTTGTAGTCCCAGGAGATACTATAATCAATGGTGCTTCCTTGAATGTGAATGGAAAATCTACAGCTTTACTAGAAACAAAATATAATCCATACCAACTTATATCAATGTTAGTATTCCATGTGTATTTACACCATACAACAGCATCTCCATTAGAATATTTTATGTAGTTGTATCCGTTCTTTACTCCTCGTTCTACGATAGAAATCAGTTTATTGTTTATGGTTGCAATACTATCGTTCGCTTTTGCTAAATTGCTACTTAATTCAGTACGCCAGTTGATATACTGAAAGCAAAAAGGAGCAATGTATGGAAGCGAAAATAATGGATGTATTGCGAAGAATGCAACCGGTTTTAGATGAAATGCAATTACGTGAGCTGAAAGAAGTGTTACAGATGACATTTACCGGATGCAGAGTAATCCAGGAAACGGACCTGCAGGCTGTAGACAGGAGCTGGGAAGTGGATCTGGAAGAGTTTCTGATGAGTAAAGCACTGGAAGGAAAAGCATCAAAGACAGTGAAGCAATATCGGTATGAATTAGTTCGGTTACTGACCTATATCAATAAGCCGGTGAAGAACATAGATTCAGGAGATATCTCTGGATTCATGCGGACTTATAAAATGATCCGCAAGGTAGCAAACCAGACACTAAAGAACGTCCGGGCGGTGTATAGCAGCTTCTTCGGATGGCTGCGAGATCGTGACCGGATTCGGAGAAATCCGATGGTGCTGGTGGAATCTATCAAAGTAGAAAAGAAGATCCGAAAACCATATACTGATGAAGAACGGGAGCGGATGCTGCGCAAATGCAGCAGTCTTCGGGATAAAGCGTTACTAGAATTTCTATATAGCACAGCAGTCAGAGTATCTGAGCTTTCAGAGATTAACAGGGAAGATATCCGGTATGCGAATAAAGAGCTGATTGTATATGGAAAAGGAGCGAAAGAAAGGACGGTGTACATCAATGAACGAACCAACATGTATCTGAAAGAATATCTGGAAAGCAGAAAAGACAATGATCCGGCACTATTTGTCGGAAGTAAGAAACCGAATAGTCGGCTGACGAAAACAGGAATTGAGGATATCATCCGGCGGATCGGAGAGAAGGCGGGCGTAGAAAATGCGCATCCGCATCGATTCCGGAGGACGGCTCTGACAAATGCATTGAACCGCGGAATGCCTCTGCAGGAGGCTATGATATTTGCGGGACACGCAAAGTCAGAGACAACCATGCGATATTGTACAGTGAATCAGGAAGGTGTACGGTATCATCACTTTAAATATTTAAGCGCATAAGTAAATAAACTTTTTTATTTACACTCGGCATTGGTCGGGTGTTTTTGTTGTACGCTTTTATATATGTAACTTTATCAACCAGTCAAAGGAGGGATTCTGAACTAAGTAGCAATTTAACCAAAACTAACACTGTTTTAGAAAACAGAAAACCAATAATCGTTGATTCAACGGCGCAAGGAACAGTAAATTTGGATACCAATAGCTTTTTGAAATCTGGCGTTACATATGCTTTCATCGTTATAGTTTCCTCCAATATCAGCAGCGAAAACTATAAACAGGAAATCGCTTGTGCATTAAACAATGTAAATATGGGAAATAACGGAAACTATTACAAATTAGTTTCTACTTTTGCAGGAAAATGTAGTAAAGGCGATAAGCTTCATATTACTTCGTACAAAAATGGAGGTACATGGACTCTTTTTGCGACAAGAGCTATTTTTATACCAATTAGCTAATTAGCTAAAATAAGCCGTTGTTGCAATCATTACGAATGAGACACTATCTGTACCGACGATATATACTCCACCATTTTTTATGTATATACGTGCTTGTGTTCCAGCAGGTCCACCATTATGCATAGCTATCGGAATAAGACACTCGAATTCGCCATAACCATTTGGTATCATTCCTGATGGGACATTTCCTAGATATTGATCGTTTGCAAATTTTCCATTATCTGAAAATCTTATCGATCCAGCAACAAATACCATGTGACCTATTTTGCGGAATTTTAGCTTTTCTGAAAGATTATTTGCATTAGTCATATATTTCCAACCAGAATCGGCAGTTGCCGTTTTCAAATTGCTATTTAGTTCAGAATCCCTCTAAAAAGAAGAAAGGGGCAAACAGAAAAATGAAAATCACATTCAATGATGGTCAGGAACTGCAGATCCAGCAGGTCACTGAGCAGACGGATGGCGCACTTCTGGTCAAGACCATTTCAGCATCCGAGGATCAGCTGAAGACTTTATTCTCTGATCCGACAACAACTAAGAGAATGTCTGTGAGCGAACGGGATGAAGATACCGTTGTGTATGAAAACTACACAAAGCTCGATGCAATCGTGAAGTACACGGCCGGCATCCTTGGTGTGCTGATGTACCGGGAAGGAGAAGATCCGGACAGCCGGATAGCAACTCTGGAGACACGACTTAAAGAAGCAGAAGAGAAAAATACGAACCTGCAGTCAAGAGTCGAAAAAGCGGAGGAGAAAAATGAAATGCTCGAAGGATGCATTTTGGAAATGTCTGAAATGGTATATCAGTAAAACGATAATTGTATTAACCATTTTATTTTTATTCATATTATTACAAATTTCAGGAGGAAAAGAAATGATGGCAATGTTATGGGCGCAGCAGATCATGTTAGGAAAGAAAACTTATTCACAGGTACCGAGACTTTTAAAGGACAAGGTAAAAGAGATCCTGATTGATTCCGGAACAGAAGAACTTGTAACAGAGGAGCAGTAGTATGGACAATATCGTATCTGTAAAATTAGATTCCAGATACGCATCCACGCTGGGGGTATGGCAGTATGATTACGGTCGGGTGCTCCGGATCACAGGTCCGGAGCTTCCACCGGCAGTGGAAGTGCAGTTTTCGCTGGACGAGAAATCAGGAGAGACATTATCCAGAGTCGGCACGACGGTAGACGGAGTTACAGAGGTAAAGATTCCGGATGAATTACTGACACACAGTGCGACAAGCAATTACCGGATCTATGCTTATATCTATCTGACAGATGAGACTTCAGGAAACACCGAATATGAAATTACAATCCCGGTCAGGGTACGTAGTAAGCCAACCTCTCCGGCAGAAGATCCAGAGACGGATCCGGATCTCTTTAGGGAGACAGTAGTAGCGGTCAATGCATCTGCTGAACGAGCTGAGAATGCTGCAAGCTCTGCGATGGAAAGTGCAGCATCGGCAGATGAGACACTGGCAGAGATCAAACGTGTTGCAGATGGTATTTCGGGAAATATCGAGAACGCCAACACAATGAAGTCGGAGCTCTCTGATATGATCAACAATGCAGGGATAGAGAAGAAAGAGCTGGAATCATCAATTGGAAAAGCCGGAGAAGCTAAGATGGCATTAGACAGCTCCATTAGATCCGCTGGAGAGAAGCAGCTAGCGTTAGACGTCACGGTAGAACATGCGAATGCAGTAGACGCATCGTTGAAAGAGCATATAGGTAGTGCTGAGAAAATACAGGCAAATGTTGAGCAGATTGCGAAGAATAAAGCCGACATTAGTTCACTAAAGGAAGATTTAGGTGATATAGAATCAAAATTTGAGATTGAAACCGAAGCTTTTTCTAATAAATGTTCAATTATTAGAAATAACACACCTAACAATTTCACAGGAAATCAAATAACGGGCGTAAAACAATATTTTGATTTTGGTGAAAACGCAGCACTAACAAAAATAAAGATGAATATTAAAGCATCTAATGACGATACTGTCGTTTTAGAAATCGCCACTCTTGATGGCAATATTATAGCAACAGCAGAAAAGGCGGTTACAACAGAATATACAGATGTTGTGTTTGATTTAGAGAATATTGTTATTAAAGAACCTGTTTCAGTATTTGTATATACAAAAGGAACCAATTTACTGTCATATGGTTTATATGCAACGCCATATGACGATCAATCATTTTCGTATATTTTTCCTGATGGTACAAGGAAATCAGCATTTAAGATTGGTACATCAGAAATACCAAAACCCACAGCATCAAGTAATAAGCAATGCTTAGTTTTGTTCTTTGATTATACATCTAAGATCATAAAGAATATCTCTGATTCCATTTCACAAAATATTGATATAACTTTGTTGAAAAGTGGAAAAGCCGCAGACGCTAAAGTAGTTGGAGATAAATTAAGTAAACTAGAGGAAGATTTATCCAACAAAATCACCAAATTTTACGCATCGAATCAGGGCGAAAACCATCTTGACGATTCTGATGACGGGAAAATACAGGATATGATGATTTGTGGAAATAGTAACCAGAATCAAACCAAAGGTAAGAATTTATTGAAATATCCGTATATAGCAGCAGATGATAGGTCTCAAGGCATAATATTCACGGATAACAAGGATGGAAGCATTAGTGTTAGTGGAACTGCCACAGGTGCAGCCTATTACAATTTTTATAAGAATATTGATGGCGAGCGTTTAACGCTTGCAAGCGGAACGTATAAGCTAGTTGTAAAAGGGAGAAGTAAGTGTAATGTAGTTGCAAACAATGGTGTAAATTCTGTAAAAAATGAAGGAACATTCACAATCACAGATGGACATAATGAAATCTATTGTTATATTGCAGTACGGGAAGGTGTAACAGTAAATGAAACAATCTATCCTATGATTCAGCTTGCGTCAATCACAGATGAATCTTATGAGCCCTACACTGGCGGTATCCCATCTCCATCACCGGATTATCCGCAGGAGATAAAAAGAGTGGTGAATCCGGTGGTTAAGGTATGCGGGAAGAATCTGTTGCAACCAAATTTAAGGTATAATGATAGAGTAAAAATAAATATTAAAAAAGGTGTAAAACTAACACTTATTTGCAAAAATGGTGTGGTTTCTAAAGGTGGAAACTTAAAGTTTGAAACAGCGAATGGTGGGATATTGTGGTTTGGATTTGACAAAGGTTCTGTAAAACAACAAATTACGCTTCGCGATGATGTTGTTGCGTTCTATTATTTGTTTAACCTAGAACCATCTGAAAGCTATGCTCTGTATATCGGCGATGAAAACACATATGAACCATACAAAGAGCAATTCGTCCAGCTCCCCTACACACTCAACGCCATCCCAGTAGCATCTGGTGGCAATGTAACGATTGATGGTCAGCAGTATATTGCAGATTATGTGGATGTGGAACGTGGGAAACTTGTGAGAATGTGTAAATACAAAAAGCTTCTTTCAGAAAATATAATGTTTGGAAGAAGTGATAAAAATGTGTATGTTAAAGTGGATGAAATATGGGATGTTGAAGGCAATTACACATCCAGAAAATTTAACATATTATGTTCTATTGGAATAGCAAGATTACTTACAGTTGCAGATAGTGGATGGGATGGAAAAGGGAAAATTATAATAAATAATGTTCAGTTTACTCATATTGATGAAGCGAAAAATTATTTTGACAATAACGATGTATATGCTTGTTATCCGATTCCTACGCCAGAAGAAATTCCTATTACTCTGGAAGAAGTTTCAACATTCAAACAGTTATTGACCTATTACCCAGTAACTAATATAAGTGTCAACAGCAAACAGCTTGACGGATATACAGTATTTAACTACCCGATTAGCATGGCTAATGGATGGAACTATGTAAAACAGCAGTTAGGAGACACTAGAGACTACATCTACGACATGGATGCTAAGGCGCAGGATATTGACATCCAGAGCGCAGAAGCGTATGTCAACAGTGAGTACGCAGTAGCACTTGCAGAATTGGAGGTAATGTAATATGTTATATAAGACACTTTTGAAACTTAAAGAGAAAAATGGACTGACTGATGATTTAAAAACCAAGATTGATGTATTTTATGCAGTTGGTAGAATTACCGAGGAACAGTATAATGAGCTGATGGATGTTAATAAGTAAGAAGAACCTAAAGCAGAATTTAACAGATTAATCAATTACAGAAGCGATCATATGGAAATACGTGCAAGACCGAGAGGTTTTATTTTGCAGATACAAATAACAACCATCCGAAATCCAAGCCTACCAAGAATTAACTACTTATGCCGGAACAACGATTGTGAAGAATGATGCAGACTGCTACACGGAAGTATCTGCCGGTGGAGGAGATGCGTTAAGAGCTAAGAAGATTGCACTGATACTGGGAGATTAATCATTGGCAGAGTTCTCCTTCTGCTGTATAATGGCGGTGGAAGGAGAGTGAATATGTGTATGTGGCA